AGGATAGGGCAATGGTTGCCTCATCTGAAAGGTCCAGCTTATGAAAGTTAACTATGACAGAGGGTGAACTCATTGCGTTTGAATGGTGTCTGCCTGTGAATGTGTGAACTCAAACTCGTAACGGATGAACGGGCTGCGCGTGCGTGTTTTGTCCATCTTCTTTGGCTTGATGAGGATCGGTGTCATTACGTTGCCGCTTTCCCACAAAAACGCCTGTATGCTCTTTTGCATGTTTGCAACCTGCTCAATATGCAATCGAGGTATCACCGTATCGGATACGATCGCGCCCTGATATATATCACCCCGATCATGATACCGTGTTTCGTTATCCTCATTGATGAACGTGTTGGCCTTGCCTCCGGTCTGTGTCCCTTGCTGGATGCCCGCGAATTGATACGACTCCCACGCTCCGAACGGACCAAGCCACGCAATTGCAGCCGTATTGCAATCATTCAGGTTCCACGGCTCAACCACCAATCCATGCCAAAAAAAGTTGAGCGTTATTGTTTTGATCAGGGTGCCAGTGGCCCAGTCTTTTTGCAGTACTGTGATTGCAATGCCTCCAGGAGATGCCGCTGGCATATCAACCTGAAAATGTGGGAGCCATTTATTTGGGGCTATTTCATAAACCGTGAACCAAGATGGCACCGGAGTGCCAGCCCATGAAAACTCATAATAATACAGCGGTATGTCGGTGAGTGCCCACTCCGTGACCAAGTCACTGAAAGTAGCGTATTCAAAAAAGTAGTATGATCTATCAAGGTCGCTCATTAGTCTATTGTAAAAGTTGAACCGATTGCATCATACCCAAGGCCTCCAGGGTTGCCCGTTCCTTCCGTGCCGATGATGTTCAGAATATATGGACCTGTTTCCACGCTCTCAACCTTGATAGAGTACAGGCTCAAACTATTAGCAAAGTGCGTTGGTTCATCATTGAGTTGAATTGCGCTGTACAATCCATTGACCTGCGCATCCAGTGCAGTGCTTTTCACCGTGCTGTTCATGCAGTACAATTCGCCTGATGTCACATCTGTGAACTCAACCTTGAAAGGAAGGATCAGAGAGTAATCACGCCCATGAACTGGAGGCCCGACCTTCTTAAATATCGATTTGAGATAGTCGCTCACATCAACATTCACCTCGCCATTCAATCCAGGTATGGCATCAAACTCAGCAATCAGCCTGTAAGGATAGACGTAATAGGCTATGTGATTTGAATCATATCCTGCATACACTTTCACCGTTTCGCTGCTTAATGCTCGGATGAATCCATATGTGCTGCCTACGTATGGCGATGCTATGTCTATACCTTGTGCATCAATGCTCAATACCGTGTAATTTCCTGCATGTACTCCGAGCGGTATGTACACCCTTTGACCAACGGAAAAGTTAGCAAGTACGGGCGTGGTCATTAGCAGCTTTGTGCCTGTGCTTGTTGCCTGCGTGTTGATGAACCCAAGATCAGGGAATGTGCGCCTGAAAATGATCGGTTGGTGTGCGCTATTCCATATAGGTGGTTGTATTATTGCCATTGTTATGCTGCTTGAAATTGAAAGGCCTCACCGATCTGATCAGATAGTGTTTCAACCGCCTGTGATGCCATTAGGTCAACGAATGACGTGAACCGCTTATCATCCAAAGGCTCAGATAGTAGCCCGCTGTTCGCTCCTTTGTGGGTGCGCCAAACCATGTTACCTTCCTTTTTTTGCTTTCTCAGCATTAAGGCAGCAAGTGATCCGGTCGGGATGCTTGCCTTGATCGGTTTCTCCTCGATCCATCTGCTCAGATCTGCAACCGTTGCAGTGCTTTCTCCAGGCTTAACGCCATGGATCAACCCGATGATGTAATCATTGGCAAGGATCTGAAAGCCCGTATCCGTGTATCTGATCTCAACAGAGGCAGCCAAACGGCCTGATGAGTTGACCGACCCATGTTTAGTTATTTTCTTGCTCTTGATCGCCTGAACTATGAGGCGCTTGGTCTCCTCTGCAAAGTTCTTGAGTAGTATTTTTTCGCTAGGGTTTAACACGATACGAGGGATGATATTTTCAACGATAGCGTGTAGCCTGATACTCCCTCAAGTACCTGATACTGTGGCTCCGTTCTGATGCTGTCAAACTGTACGCTCGAATCATAGTCCTCAACCAACCGATCAAGGAATGAATCAACGAGGTTGCCTGCATCTGCAATAATGGTCTCACGCTCATCATCATCCTGATCACCTGAATCAAGAGACACGAACGAAAGCATCAGATCGCTTTTGCGTTTGTGGGTTTCGATCGGATCAATGTCCTGAGTGAACGGGTACAAATGGATCCTCGGATAGTCGGTATCCTCTCCGGCTGCATTGGCTGCATCAGAGTTCCGTCCATGCACGAATGATCCTGTTGGATTCACAGCCTTTGCCGTGTCGCGTATCATGTCGAGGGTTTGCTGGAATGTCATTCTGCTCGTTTTTTCATGTACTCATCAAGCTCAACACTCAAAGGCTTAAACGTTGCTGTGTCCTTTTTTGCATCAAATGCAATCACATTCAAGGCATCGACTCCGAATAGCTGGCCGTATTTCTCCAGCCTAACGCCTGCATGACCTTGGATTGTAACTGTGCCGTGCTTGATGGTTGTTGTCATGCCGCCTGCTTTTTATCCGATACCCTTGCAAGTACCTGATTGTACCATGCAACTACCTGCTTCACATGGTAGTGCTTGAATTGCCCCTCAACATAATCAGGGCAAAGATCTGTGAGCGTTAAAGCATTGTGATCAAGTTGCCGATCACCAAACACGGAGAACAACCGATCAAATACTGCATCCAGTTTCTCCATCGTACCATCAGTTTTGGCAATCTGAAACGTGCCAAGGCTGAACACGCTCTCCGTTCTCATGGTTTTTTTCTTACCAGTTAGCCAATTGACCATACAAACAGTTTTCGCCCTCGATACCCTTGAGGCTTGAATGTGCAGATCACTACATCCCTTGATCTTGTACAAGTTGTGAACGTTTACCGCATCACTCGGCCTGAGTGTGTTGGTCAATTTGCGCCATTGTAGGCCCGCTTTTGCTGTTATGTCCTTGATCATCTCCATTCCCTCAAATGTTTAAATGGTTATTACTCTGAATTTCTGCTAGTGTATTCTTGTATGTCTCTGAGTCGTTCATTGTAGCCCGCTTGATGGTGCTGGTACAATAATGTCTGATAGATGTTGATCGCTGGTTGCTCAAGTAGTTCATCGTACTTGAGCGGATTGCCTCCCGTAAGGCCGACAACCGTGCCGAACCATTTAAACGCTTGGAGCTTTTCGATACCTGCTGCAAGCTCGTTCTCGTCCGGTTCATTAGCATATAGATCGGCATACGTTTGAGACCACGTTTTGAACTGATCAAAAAAAAAGCAGCATAAGGCAATGCCTCTGACACGCTCATTTTACTCAGGTCCTTTGCTGGAGAGATAACGAACCCGCCCTTTTCGATCTCCGTGTACATCTTGCACACATTTTGAGCAGCAGCCCATTCGTGCAGCTCTGCTTTTGCCACGGCCTCAAATTCAATTGATGCGCGGTTCATCTTATCCCACGACTGCAAACCGATGTCAATGCCTGCAATGCGCTCATCGATCGGATGCATTGGTATCTCCTCATCCCAATAGAACTGAACAAGGCTGATCAATAGATCCCGCTGTGTTTGCAACATGCCTCTGATGAGCTTTGATGAGATTCCTGTGAGTGCTGAGATCACGCTGATATTTGCATGATCATCTGCTGGAGCCAACTTTTGCGCATTCAACGCCTTGATGTAATCGGGCCAAGGCAACTCATCCCATGCCGTTGGCACTTGGTATGATGTATCATTTACCTTGAGATTGAACATACTACAAATATAGTTGAAATGTAGTACTATTTTTCAGATGGTCAGCCGTAAACCCTTGATCGTTTTTTCTTGCTTGGTTTCAGGTCATAGAATACCCGCATCATCAGAACATCACGCCAATCCGGTGAACGCCCGATATTGTCCTTAATCTTGCTCTTTGGTAAGATCTTGGCTTTGCCGTCTTTATCTGCATCAAAGGTCTTTAACTGCTCCAGCTCCTCAATGATGGCATCCTTTTCCTTTTGCGTTAGCTCGGCCTCAATGTATATCTCATGGTCGTTGATCTTATCGGCCAGCTTATAGCAACATTGTGATTGCAAATTGTTGTACTCCTCATCATTCTGAGCTTTCGATCCGTTCTTGAATCCAGCAATGCCGCAATTATCAACCACGCCCCCACCCACACCATCCTCATCAGCAACCGCATTCTTTTTTGGGATGCCGTGCTTGGTCCTCATTGCGTTGATGCAGTTCTGAATGTCGGTTGTTTTGCTCACATCGAACGTATGAACCTCGATCAACCGCCAACCCTCCCACACTGCAACTATTGCCTTGTCAGAACCAAGTCGCGCAATATCAGCGGTGATGTATTTACGCCCTCCAGGCACATGGTCATTTTGGAAGATTGCAAGGATATCATCATAATCACACAGGGCTGTTGGATCATCGTCATATTCCCAGTTACCCTTTAAAAGTCGTTCCTTTTGATTCTTACTCAGAACCCGTGCCAAGTTCTCAAGATAGCCATCAGGCAGCATTTTGTTGTCAGATGGTAATGCCTGAATGAATGCTTTGTAATGCTCAAGATCGCCCTCTTTTGCTTTCTTGTAATAGTCTCGATACAGGTAGTTTTTTGCAGGGTTACACGTTTGCAGCAACTTTGGAACGAGTTTGTAATCTTGGTTTTTCCACCTGCCAATTGATGCAAAGAGGTTGTTTTTTGCCTCCTCCTCAAACTCGCCTGCCTCCTCGATCCATCCCCTTGTCATTTGCATGGATCCGAATCGCATGTAGAGCGGATCACTTGGCAGATACGAGGCATCTATCAGAAACACTTTCGAGCCATTGTCAAGCTCGTAAAAGTTGTCTTTACCATCAAACCGCCAACTGTTCTGATGCACGCCCCAATGCTGGAACACCTCCTCGATACTTGGCCGAGTGTACTTTCTCAGATCATTGAGCTTTTTACGTGCAATGAAGTACTGAGTACCTGGATAGATAAAGGCATCACCAAAGATCAGTGAGCATCCGGTGTAAGATTTGGCAGATCCTTTCGAGCCACCGTAGACAATATCATTGATCGCATCATCAATCCACGCAGCCGCACAGTCTAACTGCTTGGTGTTGCCTTGAGTGTTGAACTCAATCTCCATTTTTAGGCAGCCGCATTCCGGTATTTAGATCCAACTGCATAAACTCGCCCGATTGACCCAACCTTCCTGATCCTATGTAATTACGGAACTCATCAAACACCCGTCCCGTATTTGGATCAAAATATACCATAGGCAATTGCGAATTAACTTCAATGGGTTCGCAACTACCTGTGAACTCTTTTGGTGTTATTGTCGGGCATTGTTTACTCATCCTTTTTCCCCTTAGTAATTCTCATTCCTGTGATCGCCTCGCCCTTGCTTTGGTGGTCAAGCACTTTTTTGTCAGATAGGCCGAGATCCCTTGCAATGATGTTGCTGTTAAAGAATCCAGCAGCAGCGCCTTCAAACTTTTGAGAGTACATTATTTCGCGTATGTGCGTAGTGATAGGAATAAAATCTTTTAGTTTTTCGTAGTTTCTGAACGTCTTTGAGACTATTCCGATAAACACACAAAGACCATCTAATGTAAATGGTCGCATTTTATCAACCTCTACAACTTGCACCACTCCATCCGCTACCATTGGTTTCTGTTCTTTGAATGGGTTGTCAATTATGTACTCGAAGTATTCAAGACACGCCTCTTTTAACTCGTCTGCGGTTTGGTACTCCTTAAACCTCCCACTCCTAAGTCGTTTAGTCCAATATTGGTTTCCTTTTGGTGCGCCCATCTTTACGAATTTACGATTTTATTACTATTTGCAGTACCATTCCAGCAAGCAACACCATGCTCATCAGGTTCACGGCATATACTCCGACAACGATGCGCGCCCTTGCTTTCTGACCTCGCACCGCTGCTCCGGCATCGGGTTTGTAATTGATGCCCGCGTATTCCTTGGCTGATGTCTGTGCATCCACTTTATCCCATGCAGAGCTTTCAACTACCTTTTGTGCGCGCCTGTGATTGTCCTTTGCCCTGCGTTTCGCATAGCTATCATCATACGCCTGTGCCGTTGCCAGCAATTCAATGGCCTGCTTGTTCTTGGATTCAACCCAATTGTTAATTGCCCCTTTGTTGTGGATCATCATCGAATGGGCGCTTTTAAAGCTGTACCCCATCAGATGGAACCCGATCTCTTGCATACAGAGTCCAGGATAGTATCTATTTTCCAGCATGGTCGAGGTTATTTGCCGGACCAATGGCCGAGGCTGCTTGCGACTATTGCCGAGCAGTTCATCAGGTCGCAAGCCTAGCGCAATGCAAAGCCCGTCCCTGTACATTTTCATCTCGTGCAGATCTTCGTTTGTTTTCATAGCTCTTTATATAATCGATCAAAGTGTAATTGCATCATTGCTTTATCAATCTCGTTCTTGGTCACTTTCTTGAGCGGGGCAATATTTCCGATCCTTGGCTTTGATAGATAGCCCCTTGCCAACTCCTTACACTCAGTCTCATCCTTTTCAAATACTTTCAGAATGCCGCTGTTGTATGCGTGCCGCCTTGCTTTTTTCCAAGCATAGGTTTCCGGTAGCTCATTGCCGTTCTTGATGTACATCTTTTCAAGCTCATCATAAAACAGTTGATCACGGCCCTCATCTGAGTTGGTCATTTGCAGGCTAACGGTTGATGGTTCAATTGGCGGATTGCGCCTGTTCTGCTCGATCTTGTGTTTTTTGTATGCAGAAAGGATCGCTCCAAACCAACCAACGGAGAGAACTCGCTTATATTTCAATCCGTCAAGTGCTGGCAGCGTTTCAGCCATTGCCATTTTTACCGCCTCTGATAGATCACCAACCTGCAACCCTCCGAATTGCGTTTGCAGGAAGTCAAAAACAACCGCACTTTCCAGTGGCGTTAACGGTTCTTGACCTGCATACAATGCGATCCGATCAAGTTCCGGCCGCAAGTCCTCCGAAATGCTTGTTGAAATCTTCATCCCCGTATTTTTCTCTGAGTGCTGCGATTCGCTCATCTTCTTTCTTTTGTCTGCCTGTTCTTGTATCTGTTGCATCTGATTTTTGATCTTTTAATTCAAATAATCCTTTCCAGCCGTTCTCAATTGATTGATTCATCTGATCGATCGCTGTTTTCTCATCCAGTTTAGAGAGCTTTGTGATCATTCTACTGATAGCAACCTCTGTCATTTTGGCCTTGATCTGTTTTCTGTGATCAATGAAATCAAGAAAGGTTTGATTCAGCAATTCATTTTGAAAGTGAACCGCCCCTTTTATACTTTTTATTACAGTTACAGTATCATTAACAGTTACAGTATCATTAACAGTATCAGGTTTTTTGGGTTCTTGTGGGTTTCCATTTAACCCAGTGGGTTTCTGTGGGTTTTCTTGGGTTTCTGTTTTTGGCGGCCTCCCTCCCTTTGCACCGTTCAATCTGCTACGCTCTGCACGCTGCTGATACTTTACAAGATCTCTCTTGAGTTGGTTCTTGACTTGGTCAAATACAAGGTTCACCATCACATCATCATCAACCTGCGGATCAAGGTCATTCACATACTCCAGGATTGTTGTGAACAGTTTGCCTCTCTGCTCCATTGGCAAGATCTTAACTGTTGACAAGAGATCAGCATACAGAACGAATGATTTTTTACCCTCTGCCATTTGTACAAGTAGATAAATCAAGGGCATGGTGCGCCAAACACCCCAACCTCCGGCCTACGCAGCAGATATTGGTTGCCCTTGAATTTTTAGATCTTTGTTTCATTTCGTAGGTCTTTAGAGTATTGTATTTGGCGAAATACTCTGATGCTAATATACGCTTTTAATACCTTATGTAGTGCTGATGTTGCTCAGTTTATCAATTTTCAGCCTTGATATTATCCTTGCCAGCACCTCAACAACGATTGAATTTCCTGCTTGCCGATACATCTGAGTATCGCTGCAAGGCATCACAAATGAATCAGGGAAATCCATCAACCGGAAACACTCGCGAGGCGTTAAACGTCTGACGTTTCCACACAGATCAAGTATGCCTGTATCTGAACCAGTTTTGATACAGGGAGTTACTTGCTTTTGAACTACTCCTCTTTTTTGATGCGGTCGGTTGATGTAGAAACCATCACCGCGCTCGGCTGTTGTGTATCCTTTTTTCGTGTTCTCTTTGATGAATATGTAATTATCATCACAACCCATCTTAAAAACCCTAGCATTGATAGTTTTAGCTACTCCATTTCCTTCTGTTGG